TTGTGATAAATATCACCATAACTAGATAAAGGACCACCCGCAACTCCACCATCAGCCATCATCATAGGCGGTTGCATAGCAGAATTTGTAGGCGGCTGATTGAATATGTCAATGTTGCCCATTGGATTGGACATCGGTGCAGTTGGCGCTGACCCCAATGGAGGAATCGGGGTCATAGCTGTTGTCGATGGTATGGACTTCAAGAAATTGTTAAAACCACCCCTGCTTTCCGCAGTTGTCGTAAAACTTACCTGTGGAGGCTGTGGTGGTACAGGTGGTGTACCCATATTTCCGCCTAAAGGTCCATTAACCATGAAATATCTCCGCATAAAACTGTTTTATGTGAAGATACTATACGATTAATTTATTTTTGACAATAGAAAGCCCATTTCTTTGTGGCTTTGCGTTAAAATCTTGGAAACTATCTCAGAATTTGTGGATATGTCGTCTTTCATCTTCTTCATAAGAGCCTCAATCCTGTCAACATCCCATTTCGTCAACGGTTCTTCGTGCTGTTTGATGTCATCGTGCAATTCATCCATCTTATCCATGTTCTTACACAAATATTTCGCTGATAAAACCACAGATATAGGAACTTGCTTCGTTCCATGCTCATAATGATTCCACATTCTGTGGCTTAATCCTAATTTCTTCGCCATAGCAACCTGACTTACGCCCATCTGGTTGCGGTAAGTCAACATTTCTTTGTTCTTTACCTTCGCATAGCTCTCTTCGTTACGTTTCATTGGCTCGTCTCCTTCAATATTTTATATTTTAATAAATCTTCCGTAAAATCAGCGACACTTCCAAACCTTACTGGCTTGTAAACCTTGTCACAGACGTTGGAAGCACATGTTGATAGCAAATCGTCTAGGTTATCTTTGTCATATCCCATTACTTTACGGAAAACGTCAATGACATCCTTCGGATCATCGGATTCAAAATCTCTAAACCCTGCGTATTCTAGTACATATCTAGGCATAATGCCCTCCTTTGACACAAGATGTAGCAATGAATACTAAAAAGTGCAAGATTTTTTTTATAAAATTTTTTTTGGAGGTCGTATTTGAAATTGATGGGGGTTGTTTGAGGGGAACACGGTTTAGAAGATTTTTGCCAAAATTTATATAAATTTGGTGGTATGGTGGGGCTATAGCCCCCGTTTTTATTCAGTAAAAACAATGACTTAGAACAATTGTATAACATTGGATATTAACTAACAATTGTTCGATGTTGACAATAAATTTTAGACAAAAAAATAGACCGTATAAAATTAATTATACGGTCTAGAATTTAACCTTAATTTCTAAAAGGTTTCAAATTTGATTTATATTGGTTATCTAATCCACTTATTAAATCAGTACGTCCATTGTTGGCGAATACAGCACCGTCAGAGCCATTGTTTATTTGCAATGGTATTTCATAGCCATTTAAATCATAACGTCCTTGTGAGGTTCTGTAAGCATGATTGTAATGTTGCTGATTATGAGTAATTAGAATGTCACGTCCAAATTGGTTAACCAATGTTGGTCTAATTTGCTCACTTATCATAGACCGCACTCTCTGTGCGGTTTGAATACCACTAGCGTCCATGATCTCTTGTGTTGTTGCACCGCCAACACGTCTCATTAATGAGTAAGCAATTGACTGCCTAGTCCTTGAAGACCTACCAATATAAGACGGTGTATTTTGAACGGCTTGTATTTGGTTATGTCTATTCAAAATACTATGTTTTTGCATGTTAGCTAAAAACATCATGTAAGACCAAATCTTGTCAATTTCCAATGTACCGCCATGAGACCTAAACTCGATAGTTTCTTTATTGTCCCAATGATTAGCATTGATAGCAGAAAATTTACCACCGCAACCACCGCAAGAAATAACACGTTTTAGTTTATGCCATGTTGGTTCAGTATTTTTGATAGTATTATGAGCCATAGGCATTTTACAAAAATAACCGTTTTGTTGTCCTGCACGTCTCATTGCTTGATTAGCATAACCACCATCATCAATTCTAGACGGTGCAAGAAATGAATTAAACTGATCTTTATTTTTGCTTACTCTATATCCAATGTCTTTTAGAATTTCCAATGGTATAGCATCACCAAAATAATCAGTACCATTGCGACTAGGTAGAGCAGAATTGGTTCTTGCGGTATACTCAATTGATTTATCATGGAAATCATTTGGATCGATTGTAATTGGTCTTCTACTCAAATGTACATGTACTGAACACGTCCAATTAACGGTAGCGCCATGATCGTTCAATTGTTCGAGTACTGATTTTAAATAATTATATGATTTTTGTGAATTACTTAAAATTGGTAGTCTAGCTTCACCGTCAACTCTTGAACCGTCATATACATATTCAAGACCTTTTATACTATTTGAACCTAGTGAATTATTGTAACGGTTCATCTCAGTATATGATCTTGTATTGAATTCAGGCTCTACACCAAATGCAAAGTTTTGATTATCGAAAAAGTTTTTATTAGTATTTATTGAATTAAAAGTCATTGTATTTTTCCTTTGTTTAAGTTTTGGTTTTTAGGCGGAATTGTTCGCCTACACCTTATTTGGTTATTAATGTAATGATTACAATACTTAGAAAAAATTAATTTGCTAAGTCATTGTTTTTATTGGGAAACTTTTTTTGTCTTACCTCTTGACAAAACTATTTAACAAGTTAATTAAATTTTCATTAGGAGGATATAGGGGGGAGGATCTAGAAAATGATTTAGGCGGAGGGCGAAATCCCCGATCCCCGATCAGCGTCCTGCCCGATCCGAACAATTGTTCTCCCGACTCCGAAGAAAAAGCCCAGATCCTGCTGGGCTTTCACAGGTTGGGAAGCGAACAATTTACCTCCATGACCTTCCTCCTCTCCTAGTTTGAATGACTCTGCCACTATCTTTCTCGTAATCGAATGCTTCAAGCACTGCGTCTATGAGTTGTTCGGTGTCTAGCTGGAAGTCAGCGTAACCTTCTTTGATAGCGTCAAAGTATCTTTTGTTCGGAACGGCTTTGCCTCCATAATTCATTATGTAAACAAGTCCTTGTGTCATACCCATATAAGAAAGATCAATGTATTCTTTCCTATAAAGATGTGGAAACCCCTCGTACACATCAAGGTTCTTCTCATCTTGTTCGGATATTTTCCACAATCCTACTGGAACAGTGTCACCCTCAGACGGAACGATACTCGCCACGTTGTTGAATACTAGTTTGTAATCCAGTAAGTTTGTGCTACCCACTGGCACTGCATCAGGTGATCTTGTTGCCATGTTCTTCTTGTTAAGGTTTGCACCATAAGCTATGTATATTGCCATTTGTATCTCCTTTGGCTGATTAATAACCTTAATATATAGTAATGATTGCTACCTGTCAACAACTAAATTAAATAAATATTTATATCATATGACATACCTGCTCCAGCGAATCATACCGAACAATTGTTCAGATTCAGGATAAAAAAAAGCCCAGCAACCACGCTGGACTTTTTTCGGAGAAAACTATTTCATAGTTGTAGCTTTTGAATGAAAGTAATCAACATCAGAACCTGTGTTCCCATAAGGCTCAATGTAACGGGGTTGTTCTTCTGCTTTCCACCAAACTCTCTGAAATTTCTTCAGCCAGTTTAGTTCATAAAGAATCTTTTCGCTGGGGTTCTCAAGACCTGTTCTTACAAATATTTCTTCATCAGCAGAGCCAAGAGCTAAGTTGTTCTTAGCTCCCCAGTTAAAATATATTTCTACCAGCTTATCTATCTTATTCATTTGTTTCTCCTGTTATTTCCTCTACTTCTGATTTTTTAAAAGCTAATGTATTATCTTCTGTTTCAGCGTCTTCATCTTCTATGACCACTTCGTTAGAATGTATCCAAACTATTTTGCCATATATTTCTTGATCTATTACTTTTATTCTATCGCCTATTTCCATTTTATTCTCCATTGGCTTGTTTAATTTTAGTCATATTAGATGGCTTGATGTTTTGAATTTTATCTTGATACACATTATAAACTTTTACTTTTTGTGCAGTAAATCCAACAACTCTTCCTAAAGATGCACCAATATGCTGATGGTCAAGGTTAACTCGATCGTTAATTTTAAGTTCTCTATTATAATAATCGTACATTTTGTTTCTCCATTGGCTTGTTTAACTTAATACTAATATAAGTAATGATTACACATATGTCAACCCCTAAATAAACTTTTTTTATTTTTATTTTCATCACAGCAGATTCCAGCTACAGCAGGACAGGAGCGAACAATTGTTCAGATTCACAGGAAAAAAAAGAGCTGGATTTTTTGTCCAGCTCTAAAAATTTTTGTCCAGCCTCAAGAATTATGGATTGGCTGGATTAGAATCGTAGTCTATTACGAAACTTAATGCCTCTTGGTAATAATCATCTACCCACTCCATCATCTCTTTACGAGTGCCATTACCATTTGAATAAATCTCTTTACCATTTGAGAGTTTAACTACCCAAACTGGATAAGTGTTAAGGTAACTAACCTTGTTCTCAATAATGAAGCCTCTGTAGTGCCATTCTATGTTCAATGACCCTTCCTTCTTTTCTAATTTAAACTTTGACATTTTGTTTCTCCTTTGTTTGTTTCATTATATATAGCAATCATTACTACCCTTGTCAACAATAAAATAAACTTTTTTTTATTTTTTTTGTCCAGCTCCAAAAACTGGTTAAATCGAACAATTGTTCGTTTACAGGTTTGACAGCAGGATATTGACAGCAGGGGGGAGGGGAGGACAATTGTTCGAGCTGGACGCAAAAAAAACGGAAGCCGAAGCTCCCGTTTCCCGATCCGATCCCGAACAGTTTATTCTCCGAAGCGAATCGCTTCCTGCTTCAAAGTGTTCGGAATCTTAACAAATTTTACTGGAACGAATGGATATTCTTTTGTTTCTTCCAGTAATCCTTCTTTGACCAGTTCTCTAACTGCTTCGTATTTGTACTGGTCGCCATACCCATACTGGAAAGGTAACTTTGTTTTGCTACCATCTTCTGTGCTTTCGATCTGTGCAGAGAAGTAACTGTTTCCGTTAACTTTGTCTCTCCACTCTTTGGCTATTACTATATATTTATACATTTTATTTACTCCATAAATAAGGTTTTAATTGCTCTCTTACTTCGTAAGGTAGACTTTCATAATTCTTTATAAGAATTTGCTCTAATTCAGCTATATGATTATTCATATCGTCTAAAACTTTTTGTTTTACAAGAAATTGTTGCATTTGTTTCTCCATTGGTTTTGTTTAATTAATACTAATATAGTGTAATGATTGCAACATGTCAACCCTTAAATAAAACTTTTTTTATTTTTTTTATTACCTGCTCCAGCCTGTGCAGGTCGAACAATTGTTCACCTGTGTGTGACCTGCTGGGGAGTTCTACAGGTCGAACAATTGTTCACCCTGCTGGTAAAAAAATCGGGGAAGCGAATCCCCGATCTCTCCGAACAATTAGGCTTCTACTAAATTGTTCGTTGATTTGCCTGTGTCGTGTAATCTGTGTTGCCAATCAATAACTTCATCATTGACCAACGTCACGGCTCTCTCATCATAACCGCCTACGTTCCACATACTTATCTCGCTGACTCTCTTTCCTTCTGCTCCTAAGTAATTAAGTCCGTTCTTATAATTATATATGGTCGCCTTTGTGCCATCTTCAAAAGTTATTCTCCACTCAGCATCTACTTTGTTGCTCATGTGTGTTGTGCCATCTGAATCATATCTGATTGGCTCTCCAAAAACTTCTACTAGCTCCTGATAAGTTGCTCCAACATTACCTTGAAGATGTGTTCCGTTTGCTTCTATTGTTTTAGTGAATTTCATTGGCTTATTTCCTTGTGTTTGTTTAAGTTAATATTGTTGTAGCAATCATTACAACATCTGTCAAACAAATTATACAAAAAAAAGCAAATTAATTTAATTAAATTGCTAAGTCATTGATTTTATTCAATAATTAAATTAATTTTTTTATTCTCTTGTAATAGTTGGTAACAGTTGCTATATAATATAGTATCAAGCATTTAAATAATCCTTTGTTTAATTGTAAAAGTAAAAAGAGCGGGTTTTGGTTTTCCTGCTCTTTTTTTTTACGCTGTCGTCCTGCTGGTGACTCCGAACAATTGTTCATTTTAGGGTGCTAGTCAGGTCACGGCGCTGTCGCCAGCTCACCTGCCCAGCGTGGAACAATTGTTCACGCAGGAGGCTGGACAGCAGGGGGTGGACCTCCCGATCCTGAAGCTCCCCGAACAATTGTACGGTATCCCGATCCCGATAAGCCCGATCCCGATCCGATTCACAGGGGAGTTACCTGCCTGAAACCGAACAATTCCCCGATTAAGCCCCGATCCAGCCCGATAAGCTCCCGATCCGAACAACTCTTCGGTCTCCGTTCACACACCCTGTCTAAGTAAATATGCTAGTTTATGGGTTTCACGCTACTTTGCTCTATCAAGTCTGGGTCTTTATGGGTGGTTGTGGCTACTTTCATGCGTTTCTGGGCTATGTCTTGGAATTCCTGTAGTTTTGCCAGTATTTCTTCTCTTGTCATACTGTCAGTCCTCTCATGTAGCACATGAGCTTTATTTACAAGCAGTCCAGTAGCCTTTAATCGCAACTCTTCAGCCCGAATAGCCTCACCAAACTTCGCGCTCTCCCACGCATCGTCACGCATCTTCAATAAATCCCGAACAGATTTATCAATTGTTACCCCGAAGCGACTACG